TTAAAGTAGATAGAGCATTAAAAATTACAGCTGGAGAAATAGCAGTAGTACCATCTCCTGAAGTAACACTAAAACCATCAAACAATGCAATTAAGTCTGCGTCTTGTTTTCTAGCTAGTGCTTCTCCGAATAATTTACCAATGTCTCCAGCAACATTTCTAGGTGCTGAATTTCTTGCTAAATCAGTTAGAGTAGTCATAACACCAACTTCAGATGCAGTAATAGTAACTGATGTTGGGTCGATTGCTGTGTTAGATAAGTCAGTTGCTTCTGCTACTGCTGATGCTGATACTTGTGCATAAACAGGAACTTCAACTGCTTTTCCACCACCCGTGATAGCATAGTTTTTAACTAAGTTTCTCATGATGGATTTTTCAGATGCTACGAATTGAGCCTCTGCTACTATCTCTGTGTATAGTTCCGATAGAGTAGAACTTGTGCTTTCGTTTGCCATTTTATTATCCTATTAAGGTTATTTTGTTAGATTAATCTCAACAGCACCTGAATCTCGTTTCTTCCTATATTCTGCATAGGCTTTACGATCTTCTGGTTTTGTTAAGTCCAAGTCCTGTAGATTAAAAGGTTTAACAGTTTTACCACCAATAGCACTCTGGCTTCCTGAACCAGACAAAGACCCTTGACGGAAATGTGGGTTGCTATCTAAAAACTCCTTAACACGATCTTCAATTGTAAGTAGTTCTCCATTTGCGTTATATCGTACATTAGAATTATTATCAACTACTTCTATTCTACCATCATCTGTGTACTTCACTTCATCTTTTAGTAAAGCAACAACTTGTGCTGGGCTAATAGCTTTGTTTGAAGATGCAACAGATAGTATTGAATTATCTACTTTTTCTTTTTTAATCTGATCTTTAACTCTTTGTAACTCTGAGTCTTTTTCAGATAATCTTTCTTGCATAATCTTTTCTAAGTCTTGCTTAGTCTTAGCTTCTTCTAATTGTTTTTGTTTTAAGATTTCAGCTTTTTGTTTTTCTTCTTCCTGAAGTTTTTTCTCATACTTAGATTTTTCTGCTTCAAGTCTAGCTTTGATTATGTTGTCTAATTGTTCTTGAGTGAAAGTATTTTGTTTTGGTGTTTCTACTTTTACTTCTTCTTTTGGTGTTTCAGTTGCTTGTACTTCTGGTGCAACATTTGTTTGTTCTTCGGACATTTGTTCTCCTATTGTTATATTATTAGTTCGCCTTTGCTGTCATACCAATCAGGATTGACATAAGACCATTGATGACGACAGTTATAACCACCTCGAACTATTAAAGGGTTGCCAGATTTTTTACCTGACCAACTTCTACTTGCCCAAAGTGTATTGACTTCATCAATTGTGAAAAGTCCACTTTTCCTCTTGTTATATACTCCATTAATTACATTTCTGCAAATTTCCCTAGTGGTAGGTATTACATCTCCATAGTATTTTACATAAGTTAAACCAGCGTCTTGTGATTTATTAAAGTTTAATGTTGCATCAAAATCTCTTAATGAATCATTAAGTATTTGACCAGCATATCTTTTCATATTTTCTCCAGCCCTATCTCTAGCAAATTTAGATTGTAATGTTTGAACTGCTTTATCAACTGCTGATTGTTGAGATTCTACAAACTTATTCTCATTAACAAAATCAACTAATCTAGTTATTTCTGGGTCATCTGAACTAGCATAAATACCATTAATTGTTTGTCTAAGTTCTTTTTCTAATACTGCAAACTCGCTACCAACTAATGTGTTTTGATAAACTTTTTCTGATAATCGCCTTGTAAATGTATTTGATACATCTTTAAACTGAGTAAAATATTGTTGCTTTAGATTTTGTACTAATGCTAGATCGCCTTTTGTTAGTTCTTGAAACTCTACAGGAATATTACCAATTCTTTTAAATGCTTTTTCAATTCGTTTAGCTTGTTTATTAAAACCCTCTCTAACAACTGTATCTGACCATTTAAGATATTCTCTTTCCAAGATAGCTTTTATCTGTGGTCTGATTGCTATAGCTGATTGCAGTTCAATTAACTTACCATCTGTTAAAGGTAATCTACTAGCAAGAGATACTACTTCTCGTTCTATTCTGTCTAATGTTGTAATAAGTGATTTATAGTATTCTGCCTCAGCGAGTTCTATTTGCTTGATTCGATATAATGTTGCGTCTTTTACAATATCTGCCATTTGTTCTAATTTTGTTCTGTCAAAAATCTAGTATTTGCTAGGTTATAATTTATTTGACCTTTATATCAATTTTTAATAGATTTTATATATAAAAAAAAGGAGAGAAAAATGTCAATCAAACCAATAAGTAAAAATAATATAATCCTACAAAAAGGAGATAATTGTATTTTTGTTGGAAACAATAAAAATTATAATTTATTAGAAATGAACGAAAAAGTTATTATTGAAGATGTATATGATAATGGAGTAGTTTGTGTCGATAACAATTCTGGCATAATGACAAATGTTTATGCAAATCAATTACATAAAAATTAATTAATTAACAAAGGAGAGAAAATGAAAAACAATCAAAAAAAAACATACCTAACTGATAAGAAAAAATCTGTCATAGTAAATAAAATGCTATCTAAATATGATAATTTTTTTCCAAATAGTAATCTTAATGTTTTACAAAAAAAAACATTTATATGGTGGTCTATTAATCACTATAATGAAATCACTAAATTAATTAAAAAATCTAAATAAATTAATTTAAACAAAAGAGGCGATCTATATGGTCGCCTTTTTTATATCTGTTCTTCTTCAACTGTTTCTTGTTGTACTTCGTCTTGTGTGAATTGACCTACTTCTGCTTGTTGGTCTATCTCATCAAATATATCATTTAATTTTTCATCATCATCAATTACTGCTCTAGCGATTTCTTTATCAACTTCTTTAGCAAAAGTTGGAGAGCCAATGTTTAATGCTTTAGCTTGTTGGAAGTACATAAGATCACTTGCGTAATCTCTAATATTAAATGAATCAGGATAATTAATTTCTCCATCAAATGTAGCATCTTGGAATAAAGCATATAATCTAAATAGTTGTTCTTCTGCTATTTGTAAGTTGTCAGCTTTTTCTGATAGTCTAGCATTTAATAATTCAAATTCTGTTTGTAGTGCAACACCAGATGTTATTCCTGTCTTTTGTGTTCTAACTGCTCCTGTGTGTGCAATTCTATTTATAGAATCTACTTTGTTATTTATAGACTCCATAATAGCTTGTAAGTTCTGGCCAGATGGTTGTAGTAAATATGGTTTTAAGTTTGGTTCTAATTCGTCAGGCATTTCAATAACTGCACCAGCACCAGCACTAGCATTTACACTTGGAGTTTTAACTAATGATGGGTGGTTAGTTAATCTAATTAATTGTTCCATCTCAGAGTATTCGTTATAAATAGATTTTTGTAGATCAGCTATGTCAGTTAAATCTGATTGACCAATTCCTCTTTTGTGTGATTTAGAATTATATAAAATTACTGCTGGTATTTTACCAATCATATTTGGAACACTATCAATCAATCTAGGTTCTTCTCTTTCTTCCATGTAGATAGTATCTATTCTATCAGGATACCAAATTCTCATGTATGTTCCACCATTACGATCTACTTCTTCTCTGATTTTTAAATAGTTAAGTTCGTACTTACCATTAACTTGTCTTTCAAAGTTCCAATCTAATACATTCTCTGGAGTAACGATTGATAAGTATGGTCTAATATCTTGATCTAATTCTTCTGCTCTAGTGTTTGTAGTAATATTAGGTTTGTCTAATACCATGAAACAATGACCATAAATAGAAGCATAGTTTTGTGCAGATTTAATTACAGAGTTTAAATTGTTACCCTCTAAGTCAGCATCTTTTAAAAAGTTTTGTAATGAGGGTTCATCTTGCATAGAACCAAAATCTCTACTTGGTCTAACTCTAAAAAGAAAAGATGAATAAATTTGAATAATGTTTTTACAATGATTATCGCATGGAGTGTTAGCTAGTCTTTGATTAAACTCGTTATCTAATTCTAAATTATATCTGTTTAGGTATTGGCCGATCATGTAATCATAGCCACCATTGTATGATCTAATATAATACTCCCAATTATTAATTGTTTCGGAGTAGTCTTTGTGGGTGTCTAATGCTTGATCTCTAGTGTATGCCATAAATTACTTCATTGTCCATCTTGTTGGAGCATTAAATCTTGCCTGAGTAGTTAATGGTTTTAAATAATCAATCATATAACCTAGTGCGTCATTCATATGATCGAATCCATCTTCCTTATCAGGAATATTTGTATTCTCCTTGTATATTTGTCTTTGTAACCCTTTTATCAGCGTTTTGCAAGAATGTGAAACAAAAATATGTCTTTCGCCATTAGAATCTTTGAGCCTACTATTCACAGCATTGACTCGATCTCTTATTGCTGGGTGTTTATGTTTAACCTTAACTTTAAATCCAGCGTTTTGTAAAATAGATAAATCAGTTCTCCCACCAGCAGATGTCTTTCGTTGTTTAGATGCTGGGTCAGGATATATAAATATTTGCATTTTAGTTCCATATCTATCTCTAAGTTCTTGCACCATTTCATCAGTATTACTTCCATAAATGATTACTTCATCTACAAAATAAACTTTATCTTTTTCTATTTGCCCAACACAGGCTGACATGGGATCGACATTGAAGTCCATTCCAATATGTAAAGGCTTTTCCCAATCTATCTCTCGTTTAACAACATTATCTACAGGGTGGAAGTTATAATAAACACTACCAGCATAGTTCTCAAATGTACCCTCAAACTCTTGTCTAAAAGTTCTAATATCAATATCTTGTTTAGCTTGTTCTATTTCCTCAGCAGATACCATACCACCTTGAATAGTTGTAAATTGAAAACTCTCCCATTCCTTATCTTGCTTACCTTTTAAATATAATTCATAAGACCAATTACCATAACCTTTAGGTGTTCCACAAAATAATACATGGCCTAATCTATCTGAAATAGATGCCCTTAATACTTCGTACCAAGTACGCTTATCTATGTCAGCAAATTCGTCTAAAATTAAAAAGTCTAACCCACTTCCACGAAGTGAATCATAAGCATCAGCCCCCTTTAATGAGATTATACTATTTGATTGTCTTATCGTAATAGTCATTGTTGTTTCGTTTATATCTTCAATCCAATTAAACTGATTAAGCATTTCTTTAAGAGTTCCCCAAACGATCTCTTTGGCCATTTTAAATGTAGGTGCTACATACCAAATTCTTCTATTTGGCTGACACGCATATTTCATCATTTCAGTTACAGCTAAATAAGTTTTACCAAATCTACGACCTGATATTAAAACTCTGAACCTTGCTTTACTTGATGATACTTTAAGCTGGGGTTTTGTCAGGGTTATTTTCATTACAAAAGTAAGATATGTATAATTTGTCCTCGTTAAATTTTTGTTGATACTCGTTAGTAACTCTAATTGTAACAGTAGCACCAGCTTTAGTGCAATCTGTCCAAGTGTCAAATTTTACAGGGTGTACTGCTGGAGTATTACAGAATCCTGTAATGGCAGAGCAGATAGTATAAGCTAAAACAAATTTCATTTAGATGATATTATCTTTTTAATTGATTTACTTCCATCTATATTTTCTTCTAGTTCAGCTTGTACTTCTCCACACATAAATTGTTTATTTTCCATATTCATATTTCTTGTTGCTTCTCTTTTCATCTTTAAGCAAGTAGATAAACTATCTTGTATTCTATGTTCAACTAACTCGCCATTAATAAATAAGCATAATACAAATACAAAACCTACCATTAGTGATCTCCATTTAATTTACCAATATTGGCTCTAACACTATCTTTTAATTTTTCTGTATCAATTCTAAGTCTTTCAACATCTTGCTGTAATCTATCAATATTAACTTTGTTATTCATCATGTCATCAACTCTAATTGTTAGCTTTTCTAAACCCTCAGCAATATGCTCTAATAACATAAATTGCTCTTGGTCGATTGGCTTTTGAACAGAAGCCTCTAATAAATCTTGTTCAAATAATTGATTTTTAGTCTCAAGCTGATTGAGTCTTTCAATAACTCCAAAGCTAAACCATGCACCAATAACTATAGCACTAATTAAACCTATTAGATTTCTAAGTGGTAATCCTATGTTTGTATCTTCACTAATTTTCATAATGGCTTCATACAAAGTGCTAAAAACACAAAGCCTAAAATCAACATACCTGTAAAGTAATAGTTCATGCTTATCCTCATAAATTATTTAGCTACTTTGCCTTTGTTAATACCTTTTTTAATTACATAGTCCTGAGTACCATTAGCACCATGTTCTACTTCTTTTTTAAGATTCTTAAATATATTCATCTCTTTTAATTTCTTTTCTGCAAGTTTCTTAAACGATTCTAATACTTTGGTATCTCTCATTTGCTACCACCAATATATCCACCTATAACACCTATCAATCCTGTTACTGACATTTTCATAAGTGTAATTACAGATTCATCTACAGGTCTATTTTCTTCTAATGCTACCCAATAATCTCCAATGATAATGACACCAAGAAGTATTAAGACACCACTTGTTATTAATAAAATTACAATATCTTTAAAGTTTTTAATCATTTCTTTTTCCTTTTTTTAGGTACATCTGAAATAAACTTATCAAAGAAGTCATCTAGTAAGCCAAAGAATTTATATAAAAATTTATCAATCATACTTTAAACCCTTTTTGCCATGATTTAACTGCCCAATAAACAGGAGTTGTATTAAGTTGTTTGCCTGATCTTTTAGCCTTAGCAAGTATTGGTCTAAATCTTGCCATGAATGATCTTTTTCTAGCTGGAATATTCTTTTTGATAGATAGCTTCTTATCGCCAAAATTAACTTTGACTACTCTGCCTGTCTTACGATTCTTTACGAATACTTTAAACTTCTTAACATCTCCACGCATAGGTTTGTTAAGTTTAACAGTTTTATTTTTGTATTTAGCCATGTGGCATAAATATCACAAAATTATCTCTTAAAATACCTTTTTCTCCATTCGTGACAAACATAAGTATCTTTTACACCTTTAGCACCCCATCTACCGCAAAATGATCTTCGTTCTGAAAATAATCCGCATGAGCCACAAGCCTCTTTAGATAAACTTTTTCTAAATGATTGAGGTAGAGAATAATCTATGATTTCTCCATTAGGATAAAAGTTACTTCGCTTCTGTTCCACTCTCTACCAACTTTCTTAAATCTTTTACAGCATCTTCAAGTTTCTTTTGTCTTCTTAAAGCAATATCTCTTTGAATCTTTACTTGCTCTAACTCTGCTTTCATTTGATCTTTTTGTTGTCTTAGTTTTAAAAATGTATTCTCTCCGATTACTTCACTCATATTATCTTCCTTGTCCTTTGTATCTAGTTTGTTTTTGTTGTCGTTTTTCATGTTTGTTTTTGTTCTTCTTATGTTTTCCAGCACCTCGTTTGGGTGGTTTATCTCTTGGTATGAAGTGCGTGAATTTTTGTTTAGCCATTTACCTCGTCAGCTTTAGCATCAATAATTAATGGTAGAGGTTCAACAGTTTGTGTGGTGTGTATCTTATCAACCATGTTAAGTTCGTTCTTAGATAGCCATATAAGTAGCTTAGGGTCTCCTTTAAGAGCCTTTTCCCATAGTTTCTTCCTTAGACTAGCTTTACCAATGTTTTTGTTTTCTGCAACTAAATCAGCATATCTTCTTTGTAAAGTTCTAGCTGATATTCCTAAAACAGAACCTATTTCTTCTTGTGTACAGCCTATCTGACTAAGTTTTGCAATAACATCTTCATCTAATTCTTTCTTAGGTCTTCCCATAGATTTTGTCTTAATTGTGTCAGTTGCCTTATTTTTGTCGTTTTTCATAATGCTAATTTATACCTCATTTCCCCATGAATCCCAACCCTCTGCTTTCTGTCTAGCAAATAGTTCTATTCTAGGTAAATCTCCACAGAGTTCTGTTATTCTAGTTCTTATCTCATCTGGTTTCTTACTATGTTGTTCTATTCGGCTAATTATTAATTGTCTTACAGATTTAGATAATCTTTTAGGTTTTCCTTTAGTTGCCAACAAACACATCTCAGGGTTTGATCTTGTATAATAACCCATGCCTGTAAAATAGTTATCAGATTTTTTATTTTTCTTTACCCATGTAAAAGCTACTGTTTTGTATTTGAACCCCCAAGACTCAATAACTTTAAAAGCCTCTGGTAGCATTGGGTCAATAACCCAAATAAATAAGATACAATCATCAGCAGAAATATCCCTAAGTGGAAGATTACAAATATCGTCAATAGACATACAATTATAATGCTGTACAGCAGATCGTTTTTCGCCTTTATCAGAATATGTTTTAAAGTACCAAGCTGGGTCACTATAGATGATATTATATTTTTTTTTAGGAAAAGGTATCATTTTATTAGTTTAGTTAATAATTTCCATAGTTTAGGGTTTTGTTTAAATATCTTAGTAAAGCCATTTCCTATCTCTATTGCCATTGGTTCTTCTCCCATAGTTCTAAATTTAATTTTAGATAGATGAGCAATTAAGTGAAATATCTCGTGAATTATTGTGTTAAAAAGTCTTTTGCCTTTTATTCTACTATCCAACACAATTATTTTCTTCTCGGTTTCGTAATATCCATCAAGATTTTTAAGTGGTCTAAATTGCACCTTAATTTTCTTTCTCCCATACAAAATGTGTTCTAATTGTGGCATTAATGTTTTTTAGAATTATCACTTTCCACAATCGCTTTGTAAAATTCAAGTTGCATCTTTAACCTTTTATTTTCAATAGACAGATTAATCAATCTTTTTCTGACATATTTGAATATTCTTAATATCGCACTCATTGGTATTCTTTCAGAGGCTCATCTTTCCATTTATGTTTTAGATATTTTTTAGAGTCTTTCAACACAATGGTGTATTCTCCCCATTCTCCTATTTTTTTATACCCACTATTCACAACCTTATCTTTGCTAGACTTACTATTTAGTATATGTGTATTAGTATTGTGTATTGACACTTGTTGCGATAGGTGGGCTGTAGGTGGTTGTTCGGATTCTACATAC